CTATTCCTGTTAAGGAAATCGTGACATGCCGAACCACCGTAGCCGTAACACTACCCACAGCAGAAGTGGCTTCTACGCCGGTCACTGTTACAGTGGAGTCACCCGAAAGAGTCACCCCTCCTACTGCCGTAGTCGCTTGAACTCCTGCCGAGGTTTCTCCCCAAGGGTCATTACCCCAGCTATTTTGGCCCCATCCGTCTAACCGGATGGTTACGTCTGCCATCTTAGGCTATCCTAATCAACGCCGAAGTAGAGTTAAACGTAGGCATAACCACTGCAAAATCACCCGCACTTGACGATTTATCTGAACCAAAATCTAAAACAACCAAAGAAGGGTCGCCAGCAGCGGTGTCGTTGTAAATTAACGCTCCCCTTGCAGTTATCGTAGACGATCCCCAAGTCTGATCTCCAAACTCAGCAAAAGCTGTGGTTCCAGAGGCACTTGGGTTTACGTTAGTTAAATCTTTTCCCGGCGCAGCATAACCCGTTCCTGACACTTCGCCAGAAGCAGTATACGCGGTAGTGCTTGCGTTTAAAGTGGCGCTGTTCGTATACAAAGCCATTTTAAAGGTGTTGCCCCCGCTTTTTAAATTGTGTACTCCTTCCATAAGCTCTTGCTTAAAACTTGTACACATATAATTTCCACTAAAAGCCATGTCATAATCTCCTAATCAGTTCGGCTAGTTTTGGTTCCCCAGCATCATTTAACGCATTATAAATCGTAGTTCTATCACTTTGAATCGCTTCTTTAATATATCCCGCAACAACCGCTTCAATATTGCTTTTAAACGCATGAGCTTGCTGTTGTAGCACAGGATTGGCTTGATCGGAAATGCTGATAATTCTGTCCACACACCGAGAGGCTACCTCTTCGGGAGTAAATCCTCGGTTATTGGTAGTATGTACCATTACATTTCCAACAGACATTGTTAAATCGTTGGTTATCATGTTTTATCCCTTATCACCATCCCTGTTCTGTATTGATCGGTAACTTCTTTAGCTTCACCGAACTGTTTAAGCGCAACTAACGATTCAGCGTAACGCTGCTCGTACTCTTGCATTAAAGTCGGATCGCCTTTCATATAGACATAAGCTTCTATTAAACAGCCGTACAAAAGAGTTAATTCTGCATTTTGGCTTAACCATGTTTCTCCGCTTCCTGCTCCGGCAGTAATACTCGCTGGCCGATAAAAATAATGAAGCTCTACACTATAGCTATCGTTAGGCGTAGGGCCAATAATAAAAGAAGTAGAGTCAAAACTAGCGTAGTAACGCGGTTCCCCGGTAAGCGTCCTATCCGGGTTAAAACTTTGAATAAAATTTACGCTTTTAAAATCACAAAATTTCTTGTCATTACTGGCGTCAGTGAAAGACAGTGAAAACGGCGACAGAAAATCAGTGGGCATGATCAAAAACTCATCCGCCTGAGTCATGTTGCCTTGAGAATTTTTACGGAACAACGTCAACTGAACAGTCTTTAAAATACGCTCCTCCGCAGAACGTATAAAGATAGGCAGATTAGTAACAAAAGACGTTTCCGTATTTTGAGTATAATCTTGTATCGCTGTCTTTAACTGATCGTATGTAAATGCCATTATCTGTGTCTTCTTGTCTTTTTAGCTATTTTTTTTGGTTGTGAGCTAAACTGTTTTCCGGCTTTAGTATCTTTTCGTTTTTTACGAGTGGTAGCCGCGTATTCTTTGGCAGACAAAGATTTTATTGCCCCTTTAGGCAAATACCTTTCTCCTGTTTTTGCACTCGGTTTCCCTGACTTTGTACCCCATTTTTGTTTAGTCCACTTCTTTAGAGACTGTTGAGATTTTTTCAAAGCCATTAATTTCGATAGCCTCCACCTTTTGCTTTATATTGCTTTGCCAACATCTGAGCTTTACGCGCCGACCATTGACCGGGGTTTCCCCCTTTTCCGCCTGATTTTATTCTATTAAACATTTGCTTACGCATAGAAGGCTTCGTGTAGTTACCCGCCTCATTTACTTTCGATTTTTTAGCTTCTCCGCCTTTATTCATCCGTAAAGGACAAGCTGCACCTAAATTGACTCTACGATTCATACTATTACGGCGTATTCGCCTGTCCTCCCATGCCTGAGTGATTAGTACAATAGTAGTAAAGTGTCGGCGCTCCCGTAGCAACTTCAATTTCAGTGTAAGCGCCCGGATTACCCGCTACACCGTTAACGGTTACACCCGTGGTGTACTCGGTTCCTCCACTCCATGTACCATCAGAGGTAGTAGAAAAACGTAACGGATGAGTACCATTAGTACCATCAGCTTGATCTAGTCTATAGGTAGAGCCTTCATTTAGCGTTAAGGTCGCTTGCTGTACACCATCTATATAATATTTGTTACCGGACCCCGGATTAGCCACAGTAATAGCATAAGTGGTTATCGGCGTAGCACTTACAGAACCCACTGCCGAAGTAGAACCAATCCCTGTTAAAGAAACCGTTACATCACTTACTACACTGTTAACTGTTACTTGACCTACCTGCCCGAAAGCAGTGAGGTTTCTTAAATTAGGGTCTTCAACTAACGGGACCCCTACATAAATAGACAACACCATCGGGGTGTTAGGTCTAGAATTTTTTAAAGCTTGCGGATCGGTAATATGTTTTCTTGGATCAAGTTGAGGTTGTTTTTTTTCCCACTCATCCGGCCCTACTAAAGAACCTGTCCACTCAAGCCGCATATCATTAAGCTTATACACAAAGCCGGAACGATCCGACACGCCTAGGGCGTATTTGCCTTGAGCAAACTTACCCATTAATTAACCCTCGCATACGCCACAGAGGGTTGTATAGTAAACGAGGCTCTGTCTCTATCTTCCGTTGCTGCAACAATAAATTCTTCTTCGTACAATGTTTTAAGCAACGTAGTGCGATCAGGAGCAATTTTAAGCGACAGATAGTAAGCAAGTCCGGCGGTTAAACAAGGATAAAACCGAAAAGGTACTTCCATTGTATTGGTAAAAGTATCCGCGTCTTGTATGCGAGTAAGCCGGTTGTACACAATAATATCCGTATTATTATTCGGGGTCGGCCATACTTCTAACTGAGGCGTGACCAAACGGTTCAAGAAAAACTGATCTACTCTTCCTGTAGTCGTTTTATTCGGTATTACCAGATAATCGTCTCTACTTACCCGAGGTATAGAATAGTCCGTGTTGTCTCTTCTTAAAACCGCGCTCAAGATATCAATTGTTCCGCGAACATCTAAAAAGTCTATTGCCGCTGATAGCGTGGTGGCCGTACCTGTAGTTACTCCTGTAATCACTTCCCCATTAGAAAACGAACCTACCGGAAGAGTAATAGCAAAGCTGGTTGCAGAGGGAACGCTGGTAATTTGGCACGTTGCACCACTAGTTCCACCGGTTAAAGTTTCACCTATAGTGAAATTAGCAGAAGCTGCAACAGACATAGTAAGTATTCCACCGGGATACACACGTATGTTTGCTGCTAAAGGCATCGTGGTTTCTCTAATCGTCCATTGATTTAACCCACGATTTGCCCATTCTGCTAACAATAAGTTCAAAGAGCGTTTGGCTGTTTTTAAGTCATAACCAGTACGCACTGTTTTTCCACAACGCTCAAAAGCTTCTTCGATGTAGTCCGCTACATCTAGCTCAAAATCGGTAGAACCAGAGGTAGTCATTAGCGCCCTCTAGGGCCTTTTACCCGAGACATCTTCTTTACCGCCGCCATGCCGCCACCGCGCATTTTAACGGGCGACTTGCCTTGAGGAACGCTTTTTCCCATAGCCATAAGTTTGTGTTGAGGGGTATTAGAAGAACTATCCGAACTGCCTGAACTTCTTCCTACTGCTCCACCTGCACCTAAGTTAACCACTCTTTTTGCTTTGGTTTTGCGGTTACCTTTGTCCATAGTACCAACCGCCGCAAACTTACGACGGCCCATAGACTTTTCAGTGCCTTCGCTTTCTTTACGGCGAGAAGCCATGCTTTGCTTTTTCTTACCTTTGTTTCTTTCGCCTAAAGATTCATCTAACCGAGAATCATAACCTTGTTTTTTACGAGCCATTTTTAAGCCTCCGGTAGTAGGTTTCACGAACTCTTAACATATCCATTAAACCAAATTGTTGTTCATACTCTGTGTAATACCCTGTTTTCTTTAATTTTTCCCCAGCTTCATGCAACTTGCTTAATCTTTGTATAAAAATCATGGCATAGTCGGTATCTATCACACTTAAAAAATCATTTTCAGTGTAAACCATATCGCTAGGTTGATCCTCGGGGTGATACGCCATTAACCAAATGTCTTTTTCAATAAAAATACCTTGAGAAATAGCCTCATTCAAACCGTCAATGTGCTGATAAAACTTTTCAGAATCTTTAATGTAATTAAGGTCCACAAGAACCACTAAATCGTTTTTATCGTCCCAAGTAGAAATCAACGTCGTTAAATCTTGAAAAGCGGGACACGTCTTAAACGCAATCCCTACGCGGTCTTCCGCCCACGCTCCTTCGGCAAAAGGGCATGGGGGCAAATTAGCAAAGCTAGGGTTAACTTTTTCTAAAGCTTCCTTAGACCAAGACCTAATTTCTTCTTTAATAGCGTCTTCTATTACCATGCTTTACATGACCAGTATCGTGGTGTGAATTTATCTTTAGCCGTATCGCAAGACATCCTTGATCTAAAGCTTTTACGGCGGCTAGGTTGATCTTTTTTTATTGTCATGTTGGCATCACCAAAACGCACTAGCTTTATTTCGGTCCCTTTCTTAGCCAAAACCGCCGACTTTTTAGCACCTTTAACACTTCTTTTAGGCTTGTTATACCCAGCAAAAGTCTCTCCTCGGTACTTTAACCTACCGCTAGGCAACCGCTCTACGTTCTTAGTAGTAGCCATTAATTATAAAACACCGTAAAAGCCGCAACATCGGCTGCTAAAAAATTAACAAAAACCCCGTCTGAACACAAAAGCCCCTCATCAGGGATGTCTGGGTAATCTGAACTGGCTGCCGTACCAGAAGTTTGTAATGTCAAAACCGCGTCCCCGTTATTACCATTAACAAAAGCTAACGGACCAGAGTTACCACTATTAACAAAATAAACCCCTCTAATACGCGCTCTTCCGGCAAAAATAGTTTCAGAGATAGTCGTCCCACTTCCTACGGTTACGTTGCCTGTTAAAGCCCCATTAACAGTGATCTGGGTTATTGTTTTAAATACTTTTGTAGTGCTTACAGTTGCCGAGGAACCCGGACCAGTTAGGGTTTCGGTTACAGCGTTGTTGTTTGCATCTGTTCCTGTAAACGTAAAAGTTTTACCTGTTTCCGACGAACCCGCAGAGGTAACTGTTGCATTACGCACCGGAACTAAAGTAGCAACTCCACCACTTGTAAGGGCGCCATCAATCGTTAAATTGGCTGCGCCTCCAGTAGTTTGTGCTTCACAAACCCCATTCGGATCGACAGCAGCAACATCTGACGATAAGACATAGGTCGAAAAAACATCTGAACCTGCCATAAGTTACTCCTTAATTTCGCCACGCAAAATCATGGCTTTGTATGCAGCACTGCCCGGACTTGGCATCTCGGCTTTTTTCGCAGGTGCTTTCTTAACTGCGGCTTTTTTCGCAGGTGCTTTCTTAGTAGCCACGGTAGTCTCCTCCCAAGCTTCATTAATATCGGGAGTAGAGGGGTCATCCCCTCTAAACTTCCCGGTTTCGTTTCGCGCACGTTTACGAGTTGTAGTCGCCATAAGTTAAACACTTATATTATAAGAAACACCTCGATCCTGCGCTGCCAAAACATAGTCTACGCCCATGCTTTTGGTTCCCGTAGCATCTCCACTAACCGATATAATCGCTGGAGTGATGTTTGCAGTGGGTACATTCGCGGTATGAGTACCTACCAACTGCTTATCTACAAAGAATTTAACTACTTCAGTTCCGCCAGTAAGTTTACCTTTGGTTGCAGTAAAGCCTAATGTAACGAAAGTTCCATCAGTCAAATCGTGAGTGCTTGTCAAGACAGTTTCTGTCTCACTGTCTCCACTTTCAGTGATTAATCGAAGCCTTGCACTGCCATCATCCATTTGAAAACCAATACGGTTAGATGACAAAAAGCCAGCTTCCGGGTTAGTAGCAAAGTTTTCGCACATTCCCCAAAAAGCATCCATTTGACCCACACCTGAACCAGATGTGCTGTCTACATAGATTCTTGTTTCAAAATAAACCATCTCGCCTTGCACATTAGGCAATCGAAATATTTCGTTGGCTTGAATAGAGCCGCCATCGTTGTCCGTCGTTGCCGTAGAAGTAAGAACCAATACTCCGTTAGCCACGTCTGCCGCAATAGCTACCGTTGCGCCACTGTCTTTTACAACAGTCCAGCCAGTGTCGAGTTCATCAACAAAGTCGTCCCATTTGGAACATTGATCGGGCCATACGCCTATGTTTAAGTTTTCCAGCCCTTTCTGGGCTGCCGAATAAAGAATCGGGCCTTTAAAATGAGTAGCCATGTAGTGTTCTCCTGTCGTGGCTAGTGTCTACTGCGGGATGCAATAGTCAGGTAACTTACTTAGTATAAACCAATAAAAAAAGGGCGACAAGAATGCCGCCCTTTCTCTGTAACAACAAAGTTACTTATGCGCCCGGTGTTCCATAGACACAACGCCAATCAGAGACGCCAAAAGCGTATCTCTCACGAGCCTTGAATCGCATGTTACCAGTGTCAAAATCCCCTTCCATCGCTGTTTTAAGCGGAGTACGGTTGAAGAGTTTGAAACCATTTGGACAGTCGGTTTTAACAAAGTACGCATCGGCATCAGTAAAGAAGTGGTTTACGGCCGCTCCTTCTGGAAGCATTCCCATTGATTTCATTGCGTTTATGTCGTTATCGGCTGTACCCGGACGAAGGTTTGAGTTAATGATTCTTTCAGCAATAAACTGAAGTTCTTTAGGAATCAACAACTTAGTGCCGCGAACGGCAATTTTCAAACCTCTTTCATCAGTAAACCCAGCAATCTGAATCAAAATGTCTTCAAGAGACGTTTCGTTCAAATCAGCAGGAGTCTCTAAAAGGTTTCTCTGATTACCAGACAAACTTGGGTGAGCGGCTGAACAAAGTGCAGCGCCGTCGCCAATTGGAGAAGTAGCTAAAAACGCATTGTTTAAAACAGTAGCTCCTTTGATTTGCTTGGTTTGAGCCATAGAACGAGCCAATGCACGAGTGTATCGGGCCGCTAGACGATCATAAAGATTGTCTTCTACAGCTTCTTCAGTGATAGAGAAAGCTAGAGCAATAGTTTCCATTGTGTAACGTGCAGTATAAGTCTCCTGCGCGTCATCAAAGTTAATTGCACTGCCTTCTGTTTTAACGGGAGCAGTTCCGAAACCAGACAACATGACTTCTTCCTCAAATGCTCTGTCAGAGCCTTCTGATTCAAAAATCTCAGCCGCTTCGTTTTCGTACCTGTCATACTCCAACCCAAATAAGGCATTCAGGCCGGGTTCTAGTTCCTTCGCTAATTGAGCGCGAGAAATAGTCATAATCAGCCTCCTTAGTTAAGTCCGGTAGAATCCGCAGTAGTTTGAGAATCAAAGCTACGGGTTCCGGCGTTAAAGTGAGCGTTTAACCGCACCACAAACGGGATACCCGCTACGGTGTAGTCGCTATTTGCCTCATCATCTACAATCCCAACAATACGAAGTGGAAGCGTTGCAGTCACTGCTGCATTAGCCACACTCATTTGAGATGTAGAAGACCCTGTGTCTGTTGACCCAGTACGAGCCGACGTTCCAAGATCCGTGTTAGCAAAAACCAGACCTTGAGCAGTTGCTCGGTCGGTTGTGCTTGCATCAGAGGCTATCTGAAATAACTGGTTAGGGTTGTCAGCAACATAAGCACGGACAGGATGATTTGTGTCCACACTTACACCACCCGAACCGGGCCAGTAATTAAGCCACACAGGCTTCTTTTGAGTTGCATCGTGGT